TTATAGTTGCTAAGCAAAGGAGTGGCCCAACAGGCAGCGTCAAGGTTGCGTGGCACGCAAAGTACACGAAGTTTGCAAATCTCGCATACAAGACGCACGATGCATTAGATGAGTTTAGCGGCGATAACTACGATGATTTTTGACGAGCTATCTCACGGAGAGATGTTCGATCTAAGACTGATGTTTGCAATCGGTGCTACGAAGCAATTTATGCCGCACTAAAAGCAGGCGGATTACTCGAATCGCAGCGAAATGGAGGGTAGAGAGATGAGATTCAGGAATGTTTTGGATGTACCGGATGAACCGGCCTTTCCGGTAAAGAACGATGGCGTTTACTGCTCAGGCATGATGCTCCGTGACTACTTCGCTGGTCAGGCTCTAATTGCAGCGACAGTAGACGACAACCTCACTTGCGAGCAAATAGCGGATTTCTGTTACCGAATGGCAGATGCAATGCTGGCCGCCCGCGCAACCCCACAGCGGGGGAAAGTGGGCGATGGTTATTCAATTTGAAAAGAAAGAGAAGTCATGAGCAGGAAGAGTTCTGTGAGTGGGAGAAAACAAAGGACGGCGACGGGTTCAATACTTCGTGTACTTGCTATATCGGAATGTCTCTTGGGTATCATGCACTGCCACGGTGTCCTAAGTGCGGCAAGCGGATTAAGGTCAAGGAGCCTAAGCCAAAACTGCGGTATGTGGAGTGCGGCGACGGCGAGAAGGTGTTCCGAGAGCAGAAGGTGGAGGACGAAGAATGAATAGGAATTGCTGTCGCAAAATACCGACCGACGCGATGCCCATTCTCAACATTGGCGAGGGCGGTTGACTGGCAACCCGCCAAGCCAAAGAAGAAACAAACTCGAAAAGCGGGTGACCGAGGCGTAGCGGGCATGGTCGCTGAATCCAAGCATGGCAGAGGCGTACTGCTCGGACAAGGCGAAAATATAGGCGAGCACGTCAAGGTAGATCTGCCAAAAAAGAAATAGATTGCTATTGACGTACCAGCAAGATTGCCTAAAATGCCAGAAAGTAGGCATAAGACGTAAACCGTCAAAAGGAGGTATTAGCCATGAAACGGATTCTAGCAGCGTCTATTCTAATTATCGCGTCCGCTAGCGGTGGTGCGGCTCCACTCAACGCGGCAATGCCTCCTGCCAGGGTGTTGAGCCCCACCGCTGGCTATTCGGAGCCATTCTCTGCAAATTGCAGGATTACCACCAGCATGGGTCAGTGTGGATCGGGAGTCGCAATAGGGAGCAATGCTTCCGAGGTGCTTGTACTCACGAACGCTCACGTAGCCAAAACATCAAGCCTTACCGCAGAGTTCTGGCACCGAGGACACAAGAGCGTGCCAATCTTAGGCAGGATCGTTGATAGATCAGAAACGCTAGACTTGGCTGTAGTCGCTGTTCCACTCTCATCTTTCGGACAATACAAGCCAACAATCTACCCTATCGACTTCTCGCACCAGCACAAAAAGGGCGAAACGGTCCTGTCTGTCGGTTGTGCAAACGGTGGATGGCAGACTATGTTTGAGGGGCATATCAGAGGTTTAGAAGGTGATGCAATCCTATTTGACCCACCACCAGCAGAAGGACGAAGCGGATCTGCCTTACTTAATGCGACCGGCACAAAGCTGATCGGACTTGTCTACGAGCGAGAAGAACGTAACGGCGATATGTGGGGCAGAGCAATTCCACCTGCTAAAATTGCAGCGGCATTAGGGCTGACGGCACAACGTTTCCAGACCCAATACTGCGGACCTGGAACCGGCAGAACATGCCCAGCACCTAACCTGCCGAAGTACAATCTTAATCTTCGCGGAACCCAGGAGTTTGTATATCCTGAGCTACCATCAACAGCAGGAGCCGCGTCTACTTTTGATCCGTCAGGGCTCCAAGCACAGATTACCGCACTTGATGCCCGTATCAGGAACCTAGAAGGCCTGAACACCGACGTAGCCGGAAACGCAGGAACAGTTGAAGAACTGAAAAATAAACTGGCAGCACTTGAAGGCAAGCCAGATCCAACTATCGGGCTGGATGGGAAGATCGGGGAAAAGGTCACCGAGACGCTAGAAAAGAAAGAAGGAACTTGGCTAGGTAAGATCAAGGATATGATACCAGGGGTGATATGGAAACTTATTGCACCTTTCGGGTGGCCTGCAACTATAATTGCGTTAGTAGTTGGATTCTTTGTCTATCGAAAGCTAGATACTAACAAAAACTGGAAACTGGAAGTTTCAGAGATTGTTGCTCCATTTAAGAAAATGAAAGATCGTGGAACTGCATGGTGGGATAGACGTGGCGATGGCGATTACGACAGAGACCACGGCTCAATAGACGTTACCGATCAAACGGAAGTGCCACTTGACCGTAACCACCCAAGGTTCCACGTTTGGGCGATGAAACACCCTGAAGCTGTTGTTAAATGGTATCCAGATTGGAAACCACCGCAATCCTAATCACACACACGGAGACATGAAAACATGACACCGAAGGGCAGCACATATGTCTCACGAATACAACCAGCCAGAACCAATAAAGCGAGCCCTGCCTATCAATGACAGGGAAACGTGTATCAGCCATGACGCACTATTGGTCAAGCTCGATGACCTAGTGGAAACCGTCAGTGCGAATAGCGTCGCCCTAGCCAACAACAGCAGGGAAACGCAAGCAATGAACCTTGCCGTTTCTAATCTATACACCACCCTCAACGAACGATGCCCAAGACATGACGAATTGCGGAAAGAAGATAGAAAAGAGATCAACTCACTAAAGGCAGAGATATTCGGTGAGGATGGGCACGATGGGATCTGGAATGCACTGGCAGTAGTTAAGGAACAGGCAACAGCAGCGAAGGGCTTTGCAATAGCTATAGCTCTGCTTCTCGCAGCGGCAGTTATAGGCATGATGTTCAAGAGTTCCGACGTAAATGCTCAGGAGACTGTAACCGTTGAGGCCACTGACGATGAGGTGGCGTGATGGAGGATTCGGAATACAAGTGCTCAGCCAGAAAGACCATTAGCGTTGCCAGGACAATCATCAACAATGGCATAAGACCACTGCCAGATGATACCCTACAGAACATTGAAGAGGCAATGCAGGCGATATTGTTAAGTACAGAATCTAATGAGTCTCAGAAGACTAAAGCTGCTAGGGTTCTACTTGACCTGAGCCGCAACAATACAGCCAATGCCCTAGCTCTGTGCAAAACAATAGAAACAGAGCAGAAGCTAGAACCAGAAGAGGCAGATACCCATCAAGCGTTTGTTATCAATATCGGCAAGGACATGAGTGTCGAAGAGATCGAGGCACTTGCTAATAGGCTTGGGGGGCAGGGGGGGCGTTCCGTTTGACACAGGAGGCGAGTAATGAGACAAGACAACGAGCCGACACTATGACAGCCATAGACGCCATGATAGCGACAGTAATGATCCTCTGCGTCATCGTTGCGTTACTAGCCAAACTCATCAACCGATACGTGCCAAAGAATAAAACAACCTTCGGACTGTGCCCTAAATGCAATCGAACACTACACGGGACACCCTACCAGTGCTGCTGGTGCAATTGGATTCACAATAGATTTCTTCCCGAGGCTGCCCCCGAGCAGGAAGCTAGCCGAGACACCACACACGGCAACGGGGGCTAGCCGTTTAGCCTATGATTTCCCAAGCCGTCAACGCCGAAGGTAGAAGGCTCTTGCTTAAAGAGTTAGAGAAAGAACTGGCCAGGCGTAGACTGTTTGACTTCACGAAGTACACCTTTCCCGGCTACCGGCCAAGCTGGCACCATGAGCTTATCTGCAAGTATCTCGACAAGGTAGTAGTGGGAGAAATCCCGCGTCTTATCATCTCAGCACCTCCTCAGCACTTCAAGTCTGAGCTTGTTTCTAGGCGACTACCGCCATATATCCTTGGGAGATATCCAAAGTCCAAGGTCATGTCCTGCAGCTACAACGCCTCTCTTGCTACGATCTTCAACCGCGACGTGCAGCGAATAATGGACAGCGACGAATATCTGGAGTTGTTTCCTGGGTCTGCGTTACCATCGAAACGAGCCAAAGCTTCAAGCGACTTCACTAAACTAAAAAATACTGAGACGTTTGAGCTATTGCACGATACAGGATCTTACTTCTGTCAAGGCGTTAAGGGCGGTATCAGTGGGCGTGGATATCATCTGGGGATCATTGACGATCCTATCAAGGGAGCTAAGGATGCCTTCAGCCCTATCGAGCGAGCGAATGTCAAAAACTGGTACGACATGGAGTTCCGAGTTAGGTTGAATCAGTGGCTAGATGACACCGGCAATTTAAATGATGCTAGAATCATTATCATGATGACACGCTGGCACCCTGACGACTTAGTGGGGCAGTTGTTAGATATCGCAGATAAGGATGGTGAAGCCGATCAATGGGAGGTGCTATCCTTGCCAGCAGTTAAGGAAGCTGGTGGACACCCTGATGACCCGAGGCAAATAGGCGAGGCTCTATGGCCTGCGTTCCGCGATGAGAAGGCTTTGAGAACGCTAGAGAGATCCTCCGCTAACGCATTTGCTGCATTATACCAACAAGATCCCAAGCGTGGCATCGTGGCAGAGTGGCCGCCCGAATGCTTCGGAACCCATATCTGGTTCAACAAGTGGCCCAAGCTTGGTGACATTCGTATCTGTAGCCTTGACCCGTCCAAGGGGGCAGGCGACAAGTACAGCGATTACGCTGCCCTGTGTAAGATCGGCAGAGGGATCAATGACGGGCGGCTCTATGTTGAATGCGATATGTGGAATAACCGCGACACCACGCAGCTTACCAAGGAGATTGTGGCGGCTAATGACCTGTTTGCTCCTACTGGTTTCGCCCTTGAAACTAACATGTTTCAAGACCTGTTCGCTTCGCTGGTTAACCAGTATTGCGAGACCAACAAATACGGCAGGCCGCCAATTTACAAGGTCAACCACAGCATACAGAAGGAAACGAGAATCAAACGTTTGGCGCCGCTTATCACCAACGATAATCTGAGAATCAAGGATACGCCGGGCGGCAGGCTCTTGGTCAAGCAGCTAGAAGAGTTCCCGCTTTCAGATCACGACGACGGTCCTGATTCACTTGAGATGGGGATTCGTCTTTACAATTCGATGTCTGGTAGTACAATAGACGATGGGCTTGGTGGCAATCTGCTACAGGCTATTGGTGCAGGATAACACACGGGAGGCGTGATATGGATGCGGAGAAGCTCAGACCAGGTGAGATATTTGTCTCTGATGGTAAACTGTACGTAAAGACTGAGGTTATATCAGATGTATGGGGCAACCCATACGATCTTGTGTGTCTAACCACAGGTGAGCATAATCATAGCGAGCTTGGATTTCCGAGTCCACGGAAAGCGACGCTTGACGACATAAAGCAACTCATTAAGGAGCTGTAGGATGAAATGGTTTAGCTGGGGTTCTAAACACACGGAGCAACGGCAACAACAGGCACACCGTGAGCAAATGCGGGAAGTGCAACGAGCGAATTATCAGCAGTACAAGCGGTTCCAAGAGTCTGTCTATTCTGTGGCAGGGAATATCGTAGACCGCTGCGAGGACTTGTATGATCCTGAGACTGGCGAGAAGTGGGAGATCATCACCGACACCAGTTACAGCGGCAAGGATAAGAAGTACAATAAAGACTGGTACGATAGGCAGCGTTGTGCGTCTCGGTCGCTGCTGATGCACAATCCGTGGGCACAAAATATCCAGGACAACCGAGTTAGCTACATTGTCGGTCAGGGTCACAAGTACGACGTTAATCCTGTAAATGACGACCCTAACGCTGTTGCTGCTGCCCTTGCTGTGACCGAAGCTCTTGATGAGTTCCGTAAGGTAAACCAGTGGGAGAACCGGCAGCAGAACAACCAGGAAAGGCTTGACCGTGACGGCGAGGTTTTTATCCGCATCGTGAAGAATAAAGGTACTCTAGTCCTGCGATACATTGAGCCAGAGGACGTTTGCACGCCAGCGGATAAGACGCAGCAATCCAACGTTAGCATGGGTATCGAATACGAGCCGGGCGACGTGGAGACGGTCACAGGCTACTATGTCGATGGTGAGTATATGCCGGCAGAAGAGGTTCAACACCGGAAGAGGGGCGTGGACTTCGGCACCCTTCGCGGCATCTCGCTCTATTGGTCGATCATTAAGAACCTTTCACGTGCTGATAAGCTTCTCCGGAATAGCTCTACCCTCAGTTCGATTCAGACAGCTATCGCGATGGTCCGCAAGCATACCGCATCTGGGGAGATAACACAAGGATTCAGGGACGATCAAGCAGACGCCAGTATAACGAACGATAACACGGGAAAAACTACCTACGTTAAGAAGTATGGTGCTGGCACAATCTTAGACGCTCCATCTGGGGTTGAGTACGATTTCCCAACACAATCTATCAACGCAGACGCTTACAAGGGAGTTCAGCAGAACGAGCTTAGGGCTGCTGCTAGTCGTGTGATTATGCCAGAGTATATGGTGACGGCTGACGCTAGCAATAGCGCCTACGCATCGACTCTGGTAGCGGAAGGTCCAGCGGTAAAGAACTTTGAAAAGCAGCAGGCTCAGATGATTGCATGGGACCGTGAGCTAATCGACATGATGCTGGCTTTGAAGATTGAACGTGAGGAACTAGCTGATAACGATCTTGAGCTAGTAGAGATCACGATTACACCACCGAATACTCAGGTTAGGGATCGAAAGGCCGACACCGAAGCCGATCAGATCCTAGTAGACCAGGGAGCCATGAGCATACCGACGATGAGCGAGCGTGCGAACTTGGACCCGGAGAAGGAGAGGAAGCGGCAGGAAGACTGGACCGATCAGGAGATGAACCTAGTGCCTGATGGGGCGGTGGATAATAGCGAGGGGGATAATCCGTTTGGTTAACACACAGGAGGCAGAAGATGGGACTAAGGAAATGGCTGATTGAGAAGCTGGGCGGAGTGACTCAGGAGAATTTTGATGCATTATCTGAAGCACTCGACTTGCTAAACCAAGACGAAGAAGACTTCCAGCGAAGATATAATCAGTGCGGTCTGGCAGGTGCGCCAACTGCATGGGCAATGAGCCAATCGAAGGCACGAGGGAACCGTGCTTATAGGGACGTAGAGAGGACTATTGTAAATGGAGTGCCGATAGTAATCCACTACACATTACGCATAGACCGTCCGCGAAAGAAGCTGGAGAAAAATGGACTCACTCCGGAGCTGCTAGGCAGAGCCATAGCTGATATAGAATCACAAGCGTTTCAAGAGGCGTTTCCTGAGTTCGGAAAACCGAAGTAATGGCAAACAATGACCTACGCCAAACCAGACGACTCGTTATCGCCTCGAAAGGTGTCCGCCGGATGCTTGCCGAGATCGATGACGCAACACGTCAGATGAGTGCCACCTTGCGGCGTAGGATCAAGCCTAACATGACGGGCGGGGCTGCTGCTAATGTTGTCGAGCAAGAGCACCCCAAGTACATCAGACGCATCCAACGTATCTACAAAGTCGGTCTAACTGACATCTTAATAGCTTCTGGGGAATCGTGGCATCCCTAAGCTACAACGCGAAAGGAGCGGGTTAAGTGAAGTCGTTCAAGCCAGCCAGCGTATCAAGATTAGGAGGAAGCCAACTTATATCAGACCGAAAACGCAGACGATTGCGGGCAAGGTTCCGCGAGTTTCGGCAGAAGAAATTGAACTTGCCTACCCAGGATACGACCGAATCATCAACGGACAAGTAAGCTACGATGAGGCCAAGGAGCTTGTCAGGCAATCGGAGTTTCCACCACCGGACCAGGAAGAGATTAGCTACTATGTGAATCGGACGAATGCCAGGGACGGCAAATCTGCCATTGATCGTATCGTCACGGTAGCGGAGGAAAACAAGGGGAGGCTAGAGGCCGATCTAGTTCAGATCCTTTCCGCAACTGACTTAGCGGACGATGTTGCAGATGTGCAAAGGGTACTCGATAAAGCAATTAGAAAGTACGTCGGAAACGTCCGCTACAAGGCCAGAAGAATAGCCAGGACCGAGGGAGTAAGGATAAGCCAAGACGCCCTGGAACGGACCTGGGAGCAGGTGCCGGACCTTTTCACGGGCTACTTATGGAACTCTGCACTATTGCCTCAAACGCGGGTAGATCACGCTGGGAGGGACGGTACTAGGTACATAAGGAAGGGCGACGGCAACTATGTGGCAGAGAACGGCAATTATGCTGGAGAGGTGTTTCCTGGAATTCCGTTAGGTCCGAACTGCCTCTGCTGGACTGAGCCGATATTACTAGATGAGCCGTCAGGCATCGACTACGGCACCTACAACCAGGCACAAGCGAGAGCTAGGGGAGAGATAGAAGCTCAATCGAAGGAAGAGAAGGGCGAGAAAGTTCCGGACAAGACAAGGAAGGCAGCAAAGAAGAAAGTGGCACCGAAGCCTAAAAAGGAAGAGCCTAAGGCCGTACAGTCGCTTGTGCCGAAGCCACCAGAGGAATTAGACACCAAGCTACTAAGAGACATTGAGCGATTGAAAGCCCAAGGTGGGACAAGCAAAAAAGCTGTAGACGGTCTAAATCGCAGGCTAAAGCAATTAGGTGTTACGTCTAGCAAGCAGCGAGCAGCGATACGAGATGAGATTCTATCTGTACGAAAGGACAAAAAACGAGCAGAGTTTTTGCGGCAAATCAGCAAAAACAAAAAAGCAAAAGCTGAATGGGATGCCTACGCCAAGAAGAATCGCTTTATCTATTCCGGTGAGCACAAGGAGAAGCTGTCGGCGATATCTGACAAACTGGCAATTGTCGCAGATACCGAATTCACGCATCCCGGCAGTTCGTATTTCCGATATGAGAATGCGAGAATTAGGGTAAGCGACCACAGGGCAGTATGGTCGGGATCAAACGCAGACTTGTACATAGACCCAAGGAATATTGATACGGTAACCACCGACCAAATATTGGCAGATGCAAGGAAAATAAGAAAGCCGAGAAATGAAAGCTAACCCCCTAAAAGCGTTGCATCAGACAAAACCCCCAAGATTGCTATTGACAACGAAGCTCAGATCAAGGCAGAGGAAGACAAGATTGCCGCTGCCCAAGAGAAGCGACGGCTGCTATTGAAGCAGAAGAAGCTATCTGTTGAGATGAGCCAAATAACGGAGTTGAATGCAGAAGAGAAAACCGGAACTCCTACGCGAATCCTCGAATCTGACAGTACAGAGCGTTGACCGCGAAGCTGGCGTAATCCACGGCGTCAAGCTTGCTGGTATAACCTCACGGAACGGACGAACTTATCCTGAGTCTGTTCTCGCTAAGGCACGTCCTCTCTATGAGGGCGTGTCTGTTTTTGTTAACCATTCTCCTGATAATAGCCCACGCGACTACCGCGACCATATCGCAGATGTGCGAAACGTAGTTGCATCTTCTGAGGGCTTGCGTGGTGACTTGCATCTGAAGCAGGCTCACCCTCTGTATGAGCAGATCCTAGAGGACGCCGAAAAGAAGCGTGAATCTGTCGGCATGTCCCACGCTGTCATGGGGCACTCAGCACGCGAAGGCAAGACGGTAGTGGTTGAAGAAATCACCGCTGTAGAGTCTGTCGACCTTGTGGCCAATCCGGCAACGACTAGCAGCCTGTTCGAGCAGGCTGATAACCATAATAACAATTCCAATAACCACGAAGAGGATAATACCATGAGAGCTTCGGAAAGAACGTGAAGACCTCGTAGAGGCGATTGAGACGCCTCTGAAGAACGAAAACGCCGAACTGCAAGCAAAGGTTGCACGCCTTGAAGCAGAAGCGGAATCCAAAGTGCATATGGAGACTATCGACAAGATGGTTACCGATGCCGGGCTGACGAAGGAGACTATCGGGGAAAAACTCCTTGAGATGTGCTATTCGTCAGAAGATCTTGACGCGGCTAAGGCATTGATTGCCGAGCGTGCCGAGATCGTAAAGGAAGCCAAGCTTGAGGAAGGCGAACAGAAGCCTAAGAGCAAGGGCAAGGGTAACGAAGACAGTCAGCAGATCAAAGAAGCGACTGTTGAAGAGTTTGCCAGTGCCTGCACAACCTAACCAAATAAGGAGCATATAAGATGGCTCAGAACATCACGAACAATATGCGATATCGCAAGGGTGATACGAACCCTGTGATTATGCGGGTGGCGTCTGCTACCGAAATCCAAGTTGGCGATCTTGTCTACCAAGACCCGACACTCAAGCAAGCGAAACCGGCGTCGGCCCAGGCGGATCAGGGTAGTCTTGCTGGCAATCAAGAGCTGTTCACTACGAACTTTGTCGGCGTAGCTGCCCAGCGGTCACTTGCTGGTGAGACAACCGACATTCGCGTTGATACGGGCGGTGTCTACGAGATGGATTGTGCATCGGCTACCTTCTCGATTGGTGACCGTGTTGGTGTAGCGGAAAACACTGGCGGCACGGCCCTCGAAGACCAGAAGGTTATCGCTGTCGCGTCTACATCTCCGAAGCTGGCTGTCGGTCGTGTTCACAAGGAACGCACCTCTGCCGCGACTACGGTATGGGTTGAAATCAAGTCCACGTTGATCGACGACGGCCCACAAGCCATCGCGTCGGGAACCTAACATAAGGAGCTAACGCAAATGGCTATTAACTATAAAGAACTGAAAAAGATGTCGGAAGGCATGGACCGACCGACGTTCACCAATCGGGTAAAGGAGTGCTTCAAAAAGAAGCATTTCAACCCGAAGGACTTCCGAATTCGCAAGCTTGCCGAGGCTTTCCTCGGTCGTGAGTTTGTGGAGTTGTGTTACCCAGACCATGACGACCCGGACCGCTATATCAGGATGAATCGAATCCTGGAAGCTGGCGACGGCGTAGATAGCACATCGTTCTCGAACATCACAGGCCAGATTGTCTATACAGCTATCCTTGACGCCTACGAGAGCGAGAACCGCATTGCTACGCGTCTTGTGCCGACGATTTCCACTACGCTTTCGGGCGAGAAGATTCCAGGTATGCAGCAGCTCTCCGACCAGGGCGATGATTTCATCGTTAAGGAAGGTGAGCCGTACCCGAACTATGGATTCGGTGAGGATTATATCGAGACGCCGGAAACGGTTAAGCGTGGCTTCATCGTGCCGGTCACTCTCGAAGCGATCTACTTTGATCGGACTAATCTGATCCTTAGCCGTGCCAGTGCTGTTGGTGAGACGATGGGAATTAACAAGGAAAAACGCATCATGGACGTTATCCTTGGTATCACCAACAACTACAAGCGTCAGGGGACCGAGTACGACACGTACAACGCTGCCGCTACTGGCTTGGTTCCGGCGAACTACCTGACCAATAACGAGCTGCTTGACTACACCGACATCGACAACGTACAGCAGTTGTTCAACGGCATGACGGACCCGTTCACGGGTGAACCGATCATGATCGAGAAGATGACCATGCTCGTTGCCCAGGCCAAGGAAGCGACGGCGACTCGTGTTCTTAACTCGACCGAGATTCGGGTTGATACGGACACCAACAGCATCACGACCATTGGCGATACGCCGAGCAACCTCACAGCCTACAACCTTGAGACTTCGGCCTATGTACAGAAGCGTCTCGTTGCTAGTGGTGTCTCGCAAGCGGTCGCTGATAAGACTTGGATTACTGGCGACTTCTCAAAGGCGTTTGGCTATATGGAGAACTGGGGTATTACCACCTCGCAGGCTCCAGAGAACGCCCAGAAGATGTTTGAGCAGGACATCGTTCAGCAGTACAAGGTCAGCGAGCGTGGCGTTGCTGCGGTCCTCGATCCGTACTACGTTGTCAAGTCCGATAAGTCGGGAGCGTAACTACTCGTTTTCTGTCTCCGTGTGGCGGCGGGTGGTTCTTCCACGGGCCACTCGCCGTTTTTTATAGGTGAATCATGACTTATGTAGACGACCTGAAAACGACACGCGACAACATCGCGGCAAGGTTGGCTGAGATAACAGCTAGCCCTAAGCCCTCTTACTCTATTGATGGGCAAACGGTCCAGTGGGCAGCTTATTTGCGAGCACTCACTAGCCAACTAGAAGATGTTAACAAGGCCATTAGTTCGGCAGAGCCTTACGAATACCAAACAAGGGCAATCACATAATGGTAGAGCTAGACGTAACCGGCGACCTGCTGATATTTGACGGGTTGGAGACAATTACGTTATTGCATCCGGATTCCGCTGGCGTCGATCAGTCTACCACCATTGAAGATGCACTAAGGCGAAACATACCGAAGCGAGAAGCGGCGAACAGTAACGGCGAGTACAGCACAGAAGACACACGGTTCCACTTTCAGACAACAGACGCTACACCACGAATAGGAGATAGAATCACGGACCAGGACGGAACTACATTCACCATCCTTGAGCCTTGGTATGATACACTAAACTCAAGATGGAAGTGCGTCGCTCGTAACCTTGATGTGTTCTATGAGCTAGACACCATTGCCAAAATACAGGTAGCTGAGTTCACTCAAGGTACGAGCGGCGAACAGGTGTGTAGTTGGAAGACGATAGCAACGGTGACGGCATCTATTCAAGAGCAGGGAATGAACAGTCAGGGGGAGACGGAAAAGGATGTATTCGCGGATCGGACGTTTGAAGTGATTCTGAAGACAGATAAGACCGTTTCGCCAAAGCACCGTATTGTTGACATTAAAGGCAATACCTACCAGGTAACTAGCTCATCGAACAAAGACAACATATCGGCTTTGCAGTCGGTTATCTGTAGACCTGACCCCAAGAACAATAACTTAACAAGCTAATGCCAAACGAACACGCGAGAGTACCGAACTTCGTTGAACTGCCGGATGCGGTCTACCATCTTGGCAAGGTTGACGAGCGTGCGGACGTGTGGGTCGGTGGGGATGGTTCAGGCTTCCAGGCGAAGGTTCGCAGTGAGAAGTGGAACAACCCTGATCCTCGCTACCCTGGCTGCTGGCTTGAGATGTCGGCACAGGGAGTGGAAGAGAGCCAAGCGAATAAGCGTCAGATCAAGCGAGGGCGGCGACACGGGCGTGATGGCGATATCCTTACCTCCGAGTTCGGCAGGAAGAAGAAGCACGGCACAGGGCACACTACAGAGCATCACGAGTGGTACATTGGCAACAGCCTTGACTGGGATGTTCGGTTTACCTCTAAGGATCAGCTACCAGACGAACGAGCAGAGAACGGTGACTACATCCTTCGGTTCGACTTGAGCTACCCACATGGCTTATCGTTCTACGATCAGGGTTATCTGACTCAAGCGGAAAAAGATGAAGGGACAGAGCGTGAGGCCAAGTTCGAGAATAGCATCTGTGCGTTCTTTAATAAGTCGGGACGGTTCATGTCGTCCGAGGGTGGCGAGCTAGTCAACTACGAGACTGGCAAGTATGGCGTTATCCAACGGCCTGACATCATCCTGCATCAAGGCACACTGAACGAGGAACACCACTGGGGCTATCAGATTGTAGTTGGCACTGAGCTTCTGGTTTACATACCACAGGCTGTGGTCAACGCATGGAACCCATCCACCGGTGACTTGGTGGTTGATCCTACGTTTGGCTATACGTCGATTGGCGGGACTTCCGTTACCGTATCGGTTGCTTACTGTGCAAGGACTTCACCGAATATCTACACTGCTGGCTCCAGTGAACAGATCACAGCATTTACGATGTACGGGAAGTCGGCAGTTGGAAACACCCAAGAGGCCGCAGCGTACACGATATCTAGTGGGCAAGCCGTAAATCAATTAGCATCGCCAGTATCTGTCAGCTTAACAAGCACAGCGGCTTGGCGGACAGCGTCGGGGCTCACCCAGTCTTTAACGTCTGGTGTGACTTATGGGTGTGCAACTGGGTCGAGTGACTCATCCAGCCTTGTTGCCTATTACGACTCGACTGGTAGTTCATCGGACACGTCACAAAATAACTCGAGGTTCTCGGACCCTTGGGTGCATAACATTTCTAGGAATAGATATTTCTCAGTTTATGCAACCTATGGAGTAGTGGCAACAGCAAACGTCCCGGCAGCAGTGCATCACTACAAGATGGCAGGAGGATTGTAATGGCATTTCAAGGGTTCCTAAGACAGTCGACTGCTGTTGATGTTTTGCTTGGCCCGTTCCTTGATGAGGATGACGGCAAGACCGCAGAGACAGGGCTGACGATCAGTGCGTCTGATGTTCGATTATCGAAGAACGGCCAGAACATGGCAGCTAAGAATGACGCTACGGCGTGCGTGCATGACGAAGCTGGCAACTACAACTGCGAACTTGATGCAACGGACACCAATACGGTCGGCCAGCTTACGATTAGCGTTGACGAGTCTGGCGCACTGCCTGTGCGACTTGACTATCACGTGGTAGAAGAGGCTGTGTATGATGCGATGTACGGTGGGTCTGCTGCTGGGCCATTGCAATCTACCACGGCTGCACGCAAGCTAGATGTTACGGCTACTGGTGCGGCTGGCATTGACTGGGGCAACATCGAAAATCAAGGAACGACAGTTGACCTTTCAGCCACCGATATTAACTTGTGCGATACAGTGACCAACACGGGCACGGTCACAGGTAATGTCAATGGCTCTGTCGCGTCCGTTACTGGTGCGGTAGGTTCCGTCACAGGAAACGTAGGCGGGAATGTTACTGGTAGCGTCGGTAGCGTCACGGGGAATGTAGGCGGCAATGTGGCTGGCTCGGTAGATAGCGTTACCGATCCCGTAACGGTAGGCACGAACATCGACAAGAGCGGATACAGCCTTGCAGCCGATCAGTCTGGGGTAACGATTGGCACGGTTACGGATGTAACAAACGGAGTCGATCTTGCCGACGATGCAATTACCTCGGCGAAGTATGATGAGAGCACGGCATTCCCGCTAGCAAAAGCAGACAGCGGAACAACCATCCTTGCACGCGAGGAAGATGGATCGGCTACATACACCCTAAAGACGTTATCAAGTCAAATTGGCGGCATCTCTGGTGGTGGTTCTGCTATCAGTAAAAACGCCGATAGTTACACGCTCACGACTGGGACACAGACAACGGGAACGTTCAGTGATACCAATAACATCGACGGTGTGTATCACGGAATAACGAACGCTGCCGGCACGATTGACTACTACTACACTATGAATATCGGCACCACTTCAACGCCTGTAGAGGTAAGTGTAAATGGCAGGCTTGATGAAGGATCACCTCCGAGTGGTGGTGATACGGTTGATATCGTAGCTTACAACAACGACACGACAAGCTTTGAAGTAGTTAGGGTAGATGCGTTTACCGGAATCAACGGAAGCACATCGGCAGACGATACGACCGAGCAAGCGACTCTATTTTCAAGGCACGTTGACGCTAACGGTGACGTTAAGGTCGGTATTCAGGGAAGCTCGCTAGAAGCTGGTACAGAGATGCTTATTGACCAAATAACCGTAAGCTACACGCAGACGGGAAGTACGACAGGCTACCAAAACGGAGCTATCTGGGTTGATACGAATAACGGAGAATCAGGCAGCATTAAAGACGTGAATGGGGTTGCTGACCGTAAAGTTGACAACTGGGCTGACGCACTTGCGATTAATGCTCAGCTTGGCTTTGATAAGTTCATCATCTCCAACGACTCAACTATTCAGCTGACTGGTGACAGCACTCACTATACTCTTATTGGAGATGGTCTGTTTAATCTTGACATGAACGGTCAGGTAGTACAGCACGCTAAATTCTATAACGCATCTGTATCAGGAGAGGGTACAGGGAACAGCGTCATATTTGAAGATTGCCAGATAAACGCTGGCGTATCATTGCCTCCTTCATACTGTGCAAGGTGCGGATTCCTTGGAACATCTGGCAGCCCTGTCACAGCTGGCGAAGATGGCGAGTTCCTGTTTACGGAATGTGTTTCTATTGTTGCCGGTTCGGGCACTCCTTACTTTGACTTTAGCGGCACCGGAGCGACTACTGGCATCAACAACCGCAACTGGTCTGGTGGTATTCATTGTACGCTAGACGATGATTGCGTCATGTCCCAAGAGACGCACAATGGAGGCGGACACACGTTTATAACTGGCGGTGCCGACTTGGAGATTCGCGGCAGGTTCAGGGAATGTACTCTTACACTATCAGGTGCCGGAACCGTCCAAAGTATTGCTTCTACTGGCAAGTACACGATCAGCGGAACAGCGACAACGACCGTGAATATCTTCGGCGACTCTTCACAGGATGTTATTGATACATCTAGTGGCACTACGGTGAACAAGTACGAGATCAGCCGCCAGAACTGGCTAGGCGGCGACTACTCGCTTGACACGGACGCAAACGGGCGTATCAGGATCGTTGACGGCACTGGTGCAGGTGAACTTGACACTACCAGCGGCAAGATTGACGTTAACGACAAAACAGGATTCTCGATCAATGGTACTATTACAACGCTGGACGCACTAGATACGGCACTAGACTCGGCCCATGGTGCTGGTAGTTGGGAGACGGCAACAGGTTTCTCGACATTCGACCACACGACAGATCAGGTCATTGTTGGGACCAACAACGACAAGAGTGATTATAATCTAGCAGCAGACCAGAGCAGCGTAACGATAGGCACCGTAACGACAAATACCGACATGAGAGGAACAGATGGAGCCAATACCGTAGTCCCAATGGATGCAGCAACGAGCATCTCAGAGCACAATACGACGCAATCCGCCATCGGTGGTCTTAATGACGTAGCCGCAACAGATATCGTCAGTAACGGACCAATAGACACGCTTAGCGGTGCTGTGGTTAATGTTGATCTTGTAGACGTTACAACGACAAATACTGACATGGTAGCCGAAGCACCAACAGTAGGCGAGATCGATACCGAACTTACAACAAGCCACGGCACGGGCTCATGGCAGACTGGCACTAGTGGTGGAGGGGGTGGCGGCACTGTCTGGAGGGGGTGGCGGCACTGTCTGGACTACGCGAACCTATTACGACGGGTCTGCGTCTGAAGCGTTCCTTGAAGGTAACCAAAACGCGAATATCAATGTAACACTGGCTGACCTGAAAAACCAGAACGACGACCCGATTAACCTGCTTGGCAAGGATCTGTCGTTTGAGATCTGGCAGGAAGGCACGCCAGGTACGGTACTCGTCAACCTGAAGAACTATGACGGCGATACCGACATAACGGTTAGTGGTGCCGATAGTAATACAGTTGCTATATATGGTGGGAAAGCTCAGATGACGATGGACCCAGGCCAGTACCTATACCGTCTACGAAACGATACGGATGATGAGATCGTAGTTAAACGCAACGAGTTCAAGGTGAATGAGGCATCGGCGTAATGGGTGTTAAGTGGTATGGCACGCAATATGAGAAGATGGCACGCAAGGCCGTGTTCAAAGGACTTCAATCAGCGGGCCTATTATTGCACAAGATTTCACGCAAAAAAGCAAGTATTGCAGCACCAAGAGCCAAGAAACTAACTGTTGGCCTTGTTGAAGAAAACGGGAAGGTATCAAAAAAGGCAAAGACAACTACAGTTATAAAATCCGCATCCCGCCCTGATGAATCGCCATTCAGGAGGACTGGGGTTGGTCAGAAAAATATCATATACGGACACGATAGCTCTTTAGAGCAGGTCAGGGTTGGATATGGAAGACTTGCACGTTATATGATCTTTCATGAGCTAGGGATTCATTACCCGCATGCAGGATTCCAGCAGCGTCCAACAATTATTCCTGCGATGGAAGACAACTGGAGCATATTGATGCAAGTAGTGGCTACAAGATCACAAAAGGAGGCTGCAAAGCTTAAACAGCAACAGAGGAAGAGATGAACTCAGTAAACAAAGCATTCATCGAGAAGTGGGCAGCGTCGAGCGACCTTAATGCATTGCTTGATTCGTCGAATATTGCCACTGGCGTCAAACGCGGAGGTGATGAAGAATATCCGTTTGCTACTATCACTAGGCCAGGTGGCACGAAGGACTTCCGCACAAATATTGATTGCGGTGAAGTAGATCAAGACACTATCCGCCTAGCGATTTACGGCAATGATGACGGCAGCGACTACGAAACATTAAGCGAGATAGCACACGAGGTAAGAAAAGCCTTCTTTAAGTGGGAGGCAACGCTTGACAACGATCGAGGGCGAATAAGCGATACAATAGTCCAACCATTCCAGGAAATACAAGATCAGGATGATGGGTGGTGGACGTTCGTTACAGACCTTAACTTAATGGTGTCCTATGTCTTTTAACGGAAATTCAAGGGCGTTGCTAGGATGGAAGTGGGTTGACGACACACTCACTGACGCACAAAGCAATTCCAAAACGCAGACTATATCCGAGGGCTCGGGTTCCGGCGAGGGCGATGCATCATGGAGTTCTATTGACGCACAGCTACTAGATACGGCTACGGTTGAATACGACTTTACCGCATTGCCGTTTGATAGTCTTGGCGTAACTGGCACGCGAAGCTTTCGTACTATTATTGCAATACTGATTAGTTCGTCGAGTGATTCGACAGGTGGATTGCAGATTGGCGGTGCGTCAACCAATCAGTGGCAAGGGCCGTTCATAGACACTTCTGACAAAATCTCTCTTGAGCCTGGTAGTCAATATTTACATACAGAATACAACGAGGGCTGGCCTGTTTCCAGTTCTGTTAAGAATCTCAAACTAGAGGCTGGCGGCGGCGATGTGACCTACACTATCGCTGTTGTCGGCGTGTTAACTATCTAAAAGGAGCTAATAACATGGCTTGTACTTATGTAAGCGGAAAAGACGGGACCGTGTACCTCGAAGGTGCAGAGGTTTCTCACATGCGCAATTTCAATGTAGATTCGTCGGTTAACATCGACGCATTTGCAACGAACGCGACTGGCGGATGGAATGACCGAACGCCTGGCGTAAAGGATGCTACCGGCACACTTGAATGGGTGTTGCCTGTTGGCTTTACATCAACTCCTCTCGATGTAGGTGATTGCATCCAGGGACAGTTCCACGTCGATGGCACGGGCAATAACTACTATAGCGGCAAGATTGTTATTGAAAGCGAAGGCGTGCCGGTCGATGTGACGGCTGGTGGTGCGATTGTCTACAGCTACGGCTGGGGCAACGCGGGCGTACTTACGAAGAATGGAGGGCTGGTGCGATCCGGCAGCTAAACTATGAGCAATACACAGGCGACAGAGTTGCAGGAGCTGTTAGGAATTCCTGCTGAGATGGAAGTTAACGGAAGAAAGGTCAGGCTTCATCCGCTTACCCTTGGCGACATGGCTTTATGCGATCAGGATATCCTATCACGCAGAAAGCTAAACCCGATCAAGGAGGCGGCTGAGGCCTGCAAGGGCCTTCCAGAAGATGACCCTACTAGGGCAGCGATTATCGAGCGTGGTTTCACGTTCAGCAAGGAATATGAAGAGGTAAGCGAGGAAGATCGAGCACGCTACATGACCTCCCTTCCTGGGCTGATGTTCCGGGTTTACCTTTCGTTGCGGAAAGACTATCCGGACATTACCAGGGATGAGTCAGACGAAATTTCCAAGGTAATCTTTGAGGAGAACATACAGATAGTCACCCAGAAGTTCCTTGACATGTGCGAAGCCTTGACACCGGAACAGGCACGTAATTTGGCTATGTACGGCGAAGCTAAGTTACCACGCGAGCGTATGTCTGGCGAGTTTGACGGGATGCCAACACCGGACCCTACGAGCGATACATCGAGCGACGATACGAGCTAGAGCCTGGTGCCAGAGATAAGTTCACCTGGAAGAAGTTCCTGTGGACGCTTCATAAATATTGCGGAGTGCCATTACACGAAGTGCAACACTACACAATGGCACAAGCCCTTTTGGTTGTGCAGCATAGCATGGAACTAAAACCAGAAGAACTGACAGCGATTGCAAAGCACGCATGGTCAGAGAAGCAGACCTTCATGGAAAAGGTGGAAGCAGCTCAACTGATGAGCGACTTAGACCCGGACGTTTTCATAGCACTGGTAAAGAAGCATGGCAGCTAATCAATTTGAACTAGCCGAAGCGTTTACGACTCTCAGCGTGGATGATGCACGCATGAAGATGCAGTTGAAGAACGCAAAGACGCAGGTGATTGATTTAGACGCCACTATGCAGGCTGCTAGTCGGACAGCTGCTATTTTCCTTACTGGTGGCGTGGCTGCTATTGGCGTAATGGTCAAAGAAGCAGCCGACCTTGAAGAACAGATGAGCATGTTCAATGTCGTCTTCAAGGAGAATGCGGAAGCAGTTTCTGAATGGGCCGATGAGTTTGGCGATGCTACTGGCCGTTCCGCTAATAAGCTTAAAGGTTTTGCTGCAACTTTCCAAGACACCTTCGTTCCTCTTGGGTTCGCAAGGGATCAAGCGGCAGGTCTTTCTGAGGACATGACAGAGCTCGCTGTTGATTTGGCCAGCTTCAAAAACATTCGCACAGATGAGGCTGTACGCGCCCTTACGGGTGCTTTAATCGGCAACCATGAGAATGCACGCCAGTTTGGTGTTATCATCAATGAATCCACGCTCAAGGCCGAGTTAATGGCTATGGGCATGGATGACCTGACTGGCAAGGCCCTTGAGATGGCTAAGGTTCAGGCTCGCATGAACATTATCATGCGAGATACGACCGACGCTCAGGGGGATGCTGCTAGAACCTCTGATAGTGCTGCGAACCAGATGAGAAGTTTAGCAGATCAGTTCGCAGACGCAAGGGCTGAGATGGGCAAGCAATTCCTTCCTGTTGCCATGGAGATTGTGCAATGGGCGACTGAGCTATTGAAGAAGTTCAACAGCCTGACAGCCGAACAAAAGAAGCAGATAGCAGACTGGATCAAGTTTGCATTGAAACTGGCTGCTGTTGTTGTGGTGTTCAACAAGATGCGAAAAGCGGTAATTGCAGGCCGGTCTGCTATGCTGCTATTGAATGCTGCGATGAAAGCTAATCCGGCTATAGCCGTAACGGCAGGCGTAGTTGCCCTGACTACGGCGGTTTGGAAATACGTATCTTCACAGAATGCAGCAGAAGAAGCGACAAAGAAGGCTAATGAGGAACAGAAGAAAGCCAAGGAGCTAGCAGACGAACGGGCAGCAGCAGAGAAACGACACGCCGAACAATTGAAGAAGACCGCCGATGCACAAGCAGCAGCGGTATCGAAGACGGCAGAAGCCAATAAGCTGCTAGAAGAGGCTGCGAAGTTCGATGAGGACAAAAAGAAGAAAGACAAGAGCCCAGAAGAACTGAATCAGATTAAGCGTCTTGAGGGTATAAAGAAAGCTCAGGAAGCTATTATAGAGACAGAAAAGGCAATCGAGAAGCTCAGAGAGCAGCAGAAGAATACTGGCGCAGGGAATGTGCTAGAATCCCAGACGGACATTGCGAGAGCCGCAGCACGGGAACAGGCTGCTAAAATCAACGCTAGAAAGCAGGCGTTGCCAGATCAAATTAAGCTAGCTGAAGAGGAAGTTGCAAAAGCAAAGGCGAGGCTTGCTACGGCTCCAGGTGCAGTGGCTCTTGGTAGCTTTAGCCCTGAAGGTGCCCAGAGGACGGCTGATATTATCTCTGGCAGCGATTTGAAATCAGCAAAGGCATCGCTGGCGAAACTCAAGGCAGAAGAGGAAGGGTTAAAGCATGAAGAAGAAAAACTGAAGATCAGCAAGCAGGAGCTTGATAACGCCAAGGCTGCATTGAAGAACAACCGCGAAGCAATCAAAGGCAGAGAAGAAGACCTGAAAAAGCTCAAGGCCGGGCTGGCAGAAGCACAGAAAGCAGCGGCGGAAGAGGCGCAGAGAGCAGCAGCGGAAGCTAAAGCGAAGGCCGATTCTGAAATCAACAAGCAACTGCAACAAGAGCGGGATGCACAGATAGAACCGTTTATCGAAGCCATTAAGCAAGCTGGCCAAGTTCAGACCGTTGGGATAACCGGCCTGCAAGGGCAGCTACAATCGCAGGCAGATCAGCAAGCGAAGAAAGCTGAAGACCAGAGGCAGAAGCAGATTAGACTTCTAGCACAGATAGACGAAGGCGTTAAGGGACTATCCGAGGCTGAATTACCAGGATTCTTTGCCCCATGAGTTGTACAATATCTACAGACCTATTCCAAGAGGAAAAAGGCTCTCCGAAAGAAACAATCGGCGATGGCGGGTTCTCCGCTATTCGCACGTTTCGCGTACCGTGGGCACGGCGACAAGAGGCAGAGGTTATTCTCCTTGGCGACGGTCTAAGTTTCGGTGGTGCGTCTGCTGCTGTTGGATATCCAGACAGGCCGGGCGTAGTCTGCGAAGGAATCACCATCGAGCCGCAACCTGGGATCACACCAAGCTCGCCTGCCCAGTTTACGGACATTAGTAGCCAGTTAAACGAGTACGACAAGTACGCCATTATCAAGGCGACATACAAGACAATAGAAACGCCAGATGTGCCGGACCTGCCTGAAGTTCCAGAAGGGTATCTTGATTACAGTGAGTCATACGGCAAGGAGGCAATATTTCTGCCTAATAGTACAATCCGTTTTGCGAGTGCCACGAATAAGATACCGAAAGAGGCAGGCGACCAGTTTATAGTATTTCAGTACGTTGCCGAACTAACCTATACTTGGACTAACGTCAGTAATCCACTAAACGAGACTACAAGGAAGCTTACCGGGCACGTGAATAACGCAGAGTTCCTTGGTGCGGAGATAGGAACGCTACTCTATGAAGGGACAAGAAAGCGCAAGCGATTCTACTATAATCCTGACCCTAACACGGCAACGCAATACTGGACGCTAGCACACACATTTAGATACAAAAAGGTAGTTAATGAAAACGGAGTGTTTGTAGGCGGATGGAATTACATCTACTCACAGGAAGACGAGGCTTGGCAAGAGATACAATTAAACAATGGAGGCAAGCCTTATCCTGAGTCTGACTTGAACCCGTTATTTAATCTACCACCAGCAGCACCGGCAGCACCATGACACAACCAGCCGATAAAGCAGAACCAGGAAAAGCGATCAGTGCAAGTCATTATAATGATCTTGTCGATGCTGTCAATTCCAAGCGAACGATTACATCGAGTGGCGCGTTAGTCTCGGAAGGTGGAAATGGAACGTCGATCATCCCGCAGAAGTATGACAAATTCCGTTTATTCATCATCGCCGGGGAGTGGACATGGCCTAATTACGTTTCTGCGGATACGGATAAATTAAACTTAGACCCGACCCCTTACGTTGACGCAAAGCAGATGTTCATGCAGAACGTCTCTGATGACGACAAGGACGGTGCCGACGATCCAGTATATTCTTATACTTTTGAATCTAGCGAAGACTATATAGAGACTATCTATGCTCCTATTCAGTTTCACAATGAAATCAACAGGCCAGTCACTGGCACGTCAGATGGTTACTCAATCGGGATCGAGACAGTAGGGGAGGGGGATAGGTGCCTTTGCGGATTCAATTTGCAATCCGGACGCTGGGAACTTATGTAGTTCATCCAGCACATCGGAGTTTGTTCCAGGAGACTCGCACGATGCCGTTCTTTATCGCTGGACAGGATCCGCCTATGACGCGGTAGACGCTGCCGCAATCACGGTCTACGATCCATTAAAGCACTTTACCGGCTTCTGGGATGCGAACTATGGCGGCGGCACGCGAGGCTGGTGTAAGTATAACGGTGACTCTCAACGGTGGGAGATTATCACGCATAATGTCGGAACGGTTATGGAGGCGGAAGCTACTGCCGACTGGAATATAGACGTATCAACACAGTCTTACTACGTGGACGCTGTAAGACATGACACGCAGCACGAGGGCAGCAGCGAGACGATCAGGATATATTTTCACTATGAAGTAGACCTGAACCAGTATTGGATGGAACCGGAGGTCTATAACGGGGATAAGGTGCATTACATTGTACGCGAGGACGGGATAAGGATAGCTATTAATACACAGTACACAAGGCTAGGTGCGCTTGAATGGCGTTCCCAGCATCGCGGCACAAGTGGCTTTACTCGCGGATGGGCAGTTTGTAACGGACAGGCATTGCCGAGTGACAAAAAGATCCCACTCACAAACGCACCGAATATGCAGACAGGAAAGCGTGGCATTGTCCACGCAACATCAACAACAGGCACGCAGGGTGGCGTAGGCACGCATGGCAATACGGTCAACGATCACAACGACCACACTAAAACTACCATACAAGTAGAGTCTGGTGCTGGACCATTCGTGATACAGGACTTTGCAGCAAACCACACCTCTACGGACAATTATCATCCCTACATTACTGCTGTTTGCTGGATCAGGTACAAATAGAAAAAGCCGCTCCCGCGAAGTGTGAAACGGGAACGGCTCAACCCAGTGAAATTCCCCCGCAACTAGCAGGGGGTGCAGCCCGCGAGGTAAATATACAAACCCTCCGACTGCTGAGTTACCTCTTGTTCGCCTTGTCAAGCTGCTTCTGTCTCTTGTCCATCTGCTTGATGGCTTTTTGCAGCTTCTGTTCTACTTTCTTTGCGTTGCTCATAAATGTTCTCCATTACCCCGACCCCGACCACGACCCCGACCCCGACCCCGACCACGACCACGACCACGACCACGACCACGACCACGACCACGACCGCGACCCCGACCGCGACCCCGACCGCGACCGCGACCCCGACCGCGACCCCGACCGCGACCACGACCGCGACCGCGACCGCGACATCATTGCTACGTTCATTCCTTTGTCTCCTTCGGTAGTTTGTGACTCCATTCGGTTGCGTCAATTATACTAGACGTATTCAGGATGCAATCGGAAGCGAATGGCTCAACTTCATTTAGATCACCAGACTTGAGGGCAGCGGCGAAACGACCACTATCAGCAACCCATGAAGCATCGGACAGCACCAGGAAGTCGCCGCAGACCGATGAGACACGACCGACAGCATGATAGGTAACAGTGCGGATTAGATAGCTCTTGCCAATCTCAAAAGGCAGCGGCTTGATTCTACTTCCCTGATAAAGCATTTCTTTCAGTTCGTTCAGCGTGATTTCCATTTTCTTCTCCTTGTGTGTATGAAAGCCACCACCAGGCAGGATAACTCCCAAGGTCAAGACTGCCGGTGGTGGCGGAAAGGGTTAATCGTTAGCTGCAATAAAGGCAATCGTAGCAAGTGTCCGCACTATGCGGCGTTTTGGTGCGTTGAGAGGCATCTTGCAGCAGATAATAGCTATTCGGTCAAGGGCAGGATCGTGATGCGATGCTCCCTTCTGTGCGATATCCATCACGCGACGGAAGACTCGTATCATCTCGCCTCTGCTATCCTCCCATGATAGTCTGTCATATAAGTGAACGATCTCATTCAGAGAATCACTCAGCGATATCTCTGCGTCCAGTATTGCGTTTGCGTCTTTCATGATTTCCCTTTCCCAAAAGTTAAGCCGCCCGAATGACCACCATGCAGGCTACCTTGTAACGAAGCGGGGAGCCAGGAAACAAAGAGGCGAGAACCGAAGCAGCATAGGCCGCGTTTTGTTTCGGAGACTTTGGCGTTGTCAGTCCGATCAGTTCACAGGCGTCTGAGTAGCTCATGATTTCCCTTTCCTTTGGTTTCGCTTGTTGCCGCGTGCCCCACGTCTGATTAAGATACGAGACTTGCAATATCATACAGTTCGCAAGTCGTTTCCCATGTTTCGCTATCGAATACCTCGCGTCGCAAGCCGCTCTTACTCCATACCAGCTTTACGTTAGCACGTTGCCCTGGAAGTCCAGCAGAACGATGGTTGGAGATGCGAACACGACCAGAAGCACCATCGAGGTAAACCGAAGAATACCCGCCGCTGTTGTGTGCGACAGTGTAACCGGCAGAAACCAACTGTTCGACGATTTGCTTGATGTTTCCTTGCCAGTCTAAGTTGGTCATCGTTTCGCCCTTTTCTTTCGGTTGGGGCGGGGGTTGCCCGCCCTGAAAGATTGACTAGCATTGTATAACAAAATGATTTTGGCTCGTATTCAATAACCCAAGTCGCGTCGCATGTCGCACAATAATATATAGCACGTACATCTCCTGGTGATTGCGTTATGTCCGTGCATGACTTGCTTGACGATACACCACAATTCGGGCATAAGTCCGCGAAAATGTCATCTGCGATACTCACAATTAAAACTCCTCACTGTCTTGGATAAGTCGGTGCATCTTCTTGGCGATAGCGTCGCACTTCTTCTGTGCTGCCGGTTTAAGGCGCAGCCCCGGCCCATCGAAGTTGTCGTCGTGGGCTGCAATAGCTTCCAGGGCGTCGTCGCAATCGCCCCAAGTCTCTAAGGATCGCATTGGTATTTGACTGGCTTTTGCTGGTTTCATCGTTTCGCCCTTTCGTTGGGGCGGGGGTTGCCCGCCCCGTGGTGTGATGGTTAACACTCCTCCACATAGTAACGCACGGACGCATGGACAACGCTGCCTACGTCCTCTCGTAGTTCATCGGCGATTTCTTCGGCATCCTCACTGGTGGCCCATACTTGGTCGGCATACTGCCCCATCGCGTAGTCTCGGTTGGCCACCAGTTCCGTCCCGTTTTCTTCGTAGGTTGCTGCGATTCGGTACATCGTAATCTCCTCGGCTAGGGTTGGTTTCGCGTGGTTGTTTGCCCCACGTCTGATTATCAAGTTACCAAAGTTATCGGAGCATTGCAAGATAAAAACCAAGAAAAAAGAAGGAAATAAGTGAATTTTCCTATAAACCCTTTTCCCGCTTAGACTTAGGGCCCCTACGAATATCGCCTGAATTGATCTTATCCAGGTACGTTTGCAGGTCGTTTTGGTGGATTACGTGCCGGTTGAAGATGATTCGCTCTTTCAGATTGCCAGCACGAACCGCGTCACGGATGCCCGCAACGGTTCTATCTGTAGCGTCGGCGGCTTCCTCGTAAGTGTACCATTCTTCAATGTTAATCGTGTTTTCCATTACTTGCCTTCCTTGTATCGTTTTGCCCACTCGTTGCTTGTGTCGTCTCGCATAATATCTAATCGCGTTTCTGGCAGTGTTCCAGTAAACTCCACGCCTAGAAACTCGCATATTCGCGAAACCTCTCGACGTGCATCTAAACAAAGGTTCTCGTACACAACTAGTAGAGATTCTGCAGGCAGCCATTCGTCAATATCCCACTCCGCATTACTGATAATGTCAATCTGTTTTTGTATAGCTATTCGATCATACTCTGGTTGCACATCGGTCTCTGGCTTAAAACTGTGCCAGCGTCCTGTCTGCTGTGCCTTAACGATGGAGATTGCCTGCATGATAGTGTCATCTCGATACAACCATATAACTTGCGTATCACGCCCGTAATGCTCAAGGCACGTAACAGCGGCGTCAAGATTACCTTTAACTCCAAACACTCCATTAGGAGTTGCCGTACGCCTGGCTACTTCATCGAGATAGTCGGCGTCTGTGCAGTTCCAATCTGCGAGAAACTCATCCTTCCTATTGATGTATTCTCTCGGCTTACCCATTACGCCAGTTGATTCGAGCAGGTGGCATAGGTAGGTGGAACCAGTCCTGGAAGTGCAAACTATGAAATATGGATTCATGATATAGCCCTGTCAACCTTGCTTAATGCCGCACGCTTTGTGTTTACTAGGTCAGCGAATAGTTCCGACAACTCTGGCGGAGTCGCCATGCCAAATAACTGGCGACCGTAAAAAACTAGCTCAGGATACTGCCGCAGGATGTGTTTATAAATTACAGATTCGTCCGTTTGACCTAGAGTGTTTATGTATCGTTCTGTGTAGTTCTGGTCTGCGTCCTTGCCGTAGGATGAACCACGCCCTAAGTTACTTGGTGTATCATCGTGCTTTACTTTCGGTAGACCGAGCGAGTTTGCATACCATAACTTATGCTCATCGTCAATCCATTTGTTGTAATTAATCCAGGTTGCGCCGGACATAGCAGAGTTTGCATGTGCTATCCAAGTGGAAACGAAGAACCGATAATTGCAGGTTGTTATATTGAAATCGTAAAATGACGACACGAGCGAGGCTAGCCAGTTGTAAGGATCACGAAGGACAATAAACACCTGATCGTAGTCGCGGTCTAGCTTGTTGATGTCGCCATTCAGCACTAAGTCATAGAATAAAGCCGACTCTCTCTCATGTTTGCCCATCTTGTCGCTACAATTGAGTGCAGTTGCAGCTTTGCACTTGCCCACTTGCGGTATTACTCGCTGTGTCACAACATACGGCCTATACCTGCGTGCTATCCATTGCATGATTGCATGATTTCCGCTTCGCTCCATTCCTATATGACAGATTGTTTTCATTGTGAAAGTTTCCTCATTGTGTCTATTGCGTTTACGAATCGTTGCGGGAATTTATCTATCCATTCCCGTGCATCTTCTGATTGACTTACCTTAACTTCATGCGTCAGTTTTTGCATTGCTGAAGCCGCTACCGCAATCTCTCCGGCGTTGTATGGATACTTTACAGGAGCGAATACACCCGAATTGAAATCCAAGGCAGGACCACAGCATCGAGCAGCACCAATAATATCACATCCGGCAGACAAAGCCTCAACCATTGCAAGCGGGTATCTGTCATTGTCAGCAAGATAAACCACAGTTGCGGCATTAGCTATTAGCTCATACCAGTCATCCTGCTTATATCCACCGTAGACTATATATTCTACATTGCCGGGTAAAGCCTCTACTACCGATGAGAGTATTGACTTGTTTCTATCGAGCAGCTTATCGTACACCACGAAATCTATATCGACCGATTGTGGAGTTATCTCTTTAGGTGGCGGGTAGGGGCATTGCATAATATCTATCTGGTGGCGGCATGCGAACTGTATCAAGTCACCGTAATCGGAACCATCAGTAATCACTCCTAGAAGAGAACGCGAATGAAGCAGCTCATACTCATACGGCAATATCAACGGAACCGGCCTGCCGAAGTCATCAAAGAAAATATTCTGCCCTGCAATCCACGGCACGTTATTGCGTGCGTAGTAAGTTGCAATCCCTTCCTTATAGTTCCACCGCCAGACAAGCGGTATGTGGTCACGCGGTACAAGCTCAGGTTCGCCGGTCTCTAGCCACTCAGGCAAGCCACTTTCCTTGACGCGAGCCAGCAGCGAGTACATACCGATGTCAGGACCGCGTGAGTCATCCGTTAAAATTGTCGGCGGGTTGATGATTCTTACGTTTTTCATGTGTCACCCATTGTAAAGTTTATATGCAGTACCTGGATTGTTCATATTGCTGCGAGAAAACCTGTCATCTGAGGTCGATTCCTCCGAATAATCATCCTCCTCGATTAGCTGGATAAATGGCGGCAGCGTACTTCTGCCTTTCTGCTCTTCGCCACACCAACCTTTCGGCATGTGCCCGTAACAACGATTGCAAACGCCAGTGAGTGATCTAGTGTCACGCCCACAGAACTCACAGCAACTTACTTGCGGACCTTTGGCAGTCATTGCATCGCCTCCAGTTTCTCGATTAGGGAAAGCCATTCCTCCAGTGCCCATTTGACGTTAGCAGCGGCACTGCTGTAAAATGATCGGAACAAGCTCTCTGAATTATGCTCAAGTCGATGCCATACGGAAATAATACTGGCAAGAGAAACCGGCCGTGACGCAAAGTTCATTTCAGATGGCCCGCCAATATCCTCGAATATCGGCAAGCACCCATGAGACAACGCCTCATAAGCCACCTGCGGCCAGTTCTCGACGCAGGCACCGAAACCGGGGAAAAGATAGGGACAGCCAGCGAAAGCCTCCGCAAGGGGCATAGAACGTGCCTCATGCACGCTTACACAGCCAGGAGGTGGGCCGATCTTATCTTCAACCTCTTGCGAATATCCAACCACCCTAGTCAAATACCCTGTCTTATCAAATATCTCTTGGCATTGATACCAGTAATCATTAGCAAATTTAGCAGGGTCAGGCCGGCAAAGCTTTAGGATGGTCTTTCCGGCCTGTCTCTTGGGCGGCTTGTCACCAAACCCCGAGTACAGCCCGTGAATCATTGACTGGGGCAGGTCCGGTATCTGATCGAACTGAGATTGCTGATACTGGCTCTGGAAAACTGTATGTGTCGGTCGAATACCTGAATGCAGCCATATCGGCATCGGCTCCATAGCGTAGCACATGCATGGAACCCAGATGTTTTTGATATTGTGTTCATCGAGAAACGGTAGCTCGTTGCGATAGGCACCGCTGCACATGCCGATGATTAGCACGTCGGGGTTGTCGATGATCCATTGAAACCGCTCACGCTGGTTTAGGAAGTCTACCCTCGTCGCGAAGTCGTCGCACTCTTCAAGCAGGGAAACGTCGTCCGCGAATACCGGCTTGTCTGAGTCTTTGAGGTAAATGACTTCGTGGTGTTCGGACAGGAGCTTGCCGGAATGCCATCTCTCCATGTTCGCACCGCCGAGCCGACGCGGCCAGCCGTAAAAGCATATCTTACTCATTATCTAGCTCCTGACTAATTGATAGAGATATATCTGCTCTAGCAATTTCATTCAGTACACAATAAAGAATGGCAGCAATCCTATCGGCAGTCCATAGATATTGCTTCCTGTCCTTTGCATGCATGGAAGCAAATTCGTCTAGTATTTTATCGGATGATTTACGCTCAGGATTACGTGCGTTATTCAGAGCCCGAACCGAGAACTTACCGCTAATCTTCTCTCTGTGTTGGGCTAGTGATATTATCTGTCCTAAACTCAGCGTCCCGCTTTTCATGTCCTTACCCTTTCTCGCAAACCGCGATTATCCCCTGAGCCTGAGTTTTAGAGAATCCCTCTGGAAGTCTCCCGCCAGGACAGTAACCAAGCAGTTCATTAACCTTCCAGCCATGCCGCTCAAGCAGTTGCCGTAGTGTAGCAGGTGAGTACCATGCAACGTGCTCATCGTGGACGAACTCTTCATCGTTGCAGGCCCGCTTGTATGCAGCATAGCAGAAGGCGTTGGGGACGGTTGCTATCAGGAAGCATGGGTTGCCAACACTCTTGTAAATGTTATCAAGTGCATCGCCAGGTCTGTCCATGTGCTCTAAGACTTCGCCTAATAAAATAACGTCGATGAAGTCCCAGCCATCAAATACAGTACGCTCTTGCGTATCGCATACTGCATATACAGTCTTACCAAACTGCTCTAAAGATCCACTACCTCCAATCATGTAGTTCTCACCTTGGCTTATTCCTAGGTAGGCAATAGCCTCTTTAGATGTATCGACACCAACCATCGAGCCACTAGCCGCAATATAAGCATCATGCGGCAATGCCCCCTTAGCCCTCAGTTCTTCCGTATTAGGCCAAGACCCGCACCCAATATCAAGCACGGACTTACCCTTGATCGTCTCGCAAATAAACGGCACCCGATCAACAATGCGGCGAATCTGATCTTTATGTGTCTTCACGCCTTGCATAATACCCTCCATAATTAAGCCAAGCCCGGCACCGCTACAGGACAGGAAAGGGACTGCCCACGCCATTACGCGACGGTCACGCTCTATTTCGCGGTCGGTATAGTCAACCGACGCCGGGCAACAGGTGAAAAGCAATAGACACCATACCCAAATAAACAAGCATCGTCAAGCCCAGTTCCCGTCTTGAGAAAAACTTTTTATTTTGCGGAAAATAATCTTGACACTATCAAGGAAAGTTGATAATCTCAGAACCGTGGTTATTACAATACTCTTTTTGGAGGTAAAGGAAATGAGCAGCGTAATCAGACAAAACGCTATCGAGGTGCATTTTAAGCTATACGCGGACGGCTCGCGTAAGATTGAGGCGACAAGCCCAAACGTGGCACTCTTGCAAGGAGTAGCACTAGCATACACCGAGGAAGCGTTTGCCGAGTTCAGCGACGAGCAGCGGGCGTTTCTCCGCTGGTGCATGTGCCGCATCTGGCATTCCCCTGTGTTCCATGAAAACGTAGCCGCGATGGAATCCATCAGCTTCATCGAGGCCGAGGAAATCATCGAAGAGGCGAACCGCCTATTCGGTTCAACGGAAGTATCTGGAAGCGTAACACTCGATGACACCGAATGCAACAACGCAAGGCGAGTAGAACTGATCGGCATGGTTGACAAGTCCTGGAACATCGTCAAGGAAGATTGCGAAGTCGGCAAGGCTCCGAAAGCGGCGACGGTTGCTCATCTGGAGATGATGCTGGATAAGGCAATGCTGCTTTACCGTGATATTAAGGATCAGGTTGAGAAGGGTCTACTTTTGGATAAGGAGGCGTAGGGATGGCAGTCATTCGTAAAGGCGATTACGAACTGCCGATATGCCGGTTCACGGAGGAAGAGCAACGACAGGAACTAAAATCGGCACTAAAAAAACTGACCTACCGCGAACGCGAAATGGTCAAGCTTCGATATGGACTTAGCGATGGGTACACATATACGTACCGTGAGATATCGCATATATTCAAATGCTCTACCGAGCGATGTAGGCAGATCATAAGTAAGGCAACTAAAAAACTAAAACCGTTATTGGAGCAACCAAAATGACCGACCGCAAGACATTCATCGGAGCAAGCGAGGCAGCAGCAGCTTGCGGAGTAAGCGAGTACAAGACGCCATTAGACGTTTACCGCGAGAAGATCGAGGGCAGCGACTTTGAAGGCAATGACTATACGTGGTTCGGCAATCAGCTTGAGCCGACGATTATCAAGGCTTATGCTCGCAAGTTCCCAGATATGGAAGTCGCACCAAACCAGCGAGAGGATGGAAGCCAGAAGGTATTCATTCATCCTGCGTTAGACTTCATCTGTGCAACTCCTGACGCATTCGCGTTGCATGAAGGTTCCCAGCACCTTGTAGAGTGCAAGGCGTTTAACCACTTTCGCAAGTCAGAGTTTGGTGAAGACGGCAGCGACGAAGTGCCGCTAGATTGCATGTTCCAATGCCAGCAACAAATGGCCGTACTCGATTGCGACCGTTGCGACTTGGCAGTTCTGTTTGGCGTGAACGATTTCCACGTTTACCATATCGAGCGTGACGATAAGCTAATCGAGCAAATCCTCGCCATCGAAGTGAAACTCTGGAAGTGCATTCAAGAGAAGCGACCACCGCAGATTGATCCAGGGCACAAGGAAGCCGTGGCGAGTTTGAAGAAGTTCTATCGGCAGATGGAGGGGGAGCCGGTGGAACTAAGTGCAGAGGCAGAGGAAGCAGCGGCAAGCTTGCAGGCTCTCAAGGAAACCGAAAAGCTGATCAAAGCCGATATAGCAAAGCAACAGGCAATCATCCTACAGGAGATCGGTAACGCTCCTGCTGGTCTACTGAAAACGGGGCAAATGTACAAGCGAATCCAAATGGCCGAGCGAATAGGCAGCATTGGGGATGTCGAAAAAGCCAAGGATAACGTCGGCAAAGTAACACGAAAAGCTAGCGTCCAGCTTCGGCTGGTGAAAGGAAAAGGCTAATGAGTAATCAAATGCAGTCTGCAAGCGGAAGTGGGCTAACACAATGGACAACCCAAGAGAGCGAGATTACAAAGGTTCATGATGCGTTATGCGGGTTCATGGAGGCAAAGCCGTTTATCCGTCATATGATGACCGAGTTCCAGCGTAACGATGAGATATCTGGATGTAGCGACCTGTCTAAGTGGACTGCCCTATGTACTTGTGCCGCCTATGGGCTGCTGCCTACCCTGGATCAGGTCAAGCTCGTACCATACGGCAACGAGATAAAAGCCGTGGTTCAGTGGCAAGGCTTCAAGGCGATCATGGAAAGGCACCCTGATATCCTTGAGCTTCAACCGTTCCTAGTCCACAAGACCGATGACCTTATAATGCACAACGGCGAGCCGCTTCACGAGTACGATCCGTTCGACGAGAACAGAACCATCAATGGACCAGACGATATTCGCGGTGGATATATCAAGGTTCTATTCACAAACGGGAGGGCACCGAAGTATCACTTCGTCCCTGTCTCGCTTATTATCAAGGCTCAGAACTGTGCGAAGACGCAGAAGGTCTGGCAGTCGTGGTATAACGAAATGGCACTCAAGACACTATTCCGCAACTGCTTCAATCGGCGAGCAGTCCCAATCGACCCAATGGCACAGCAGCACCTACAGAAAGTCTTAGCCGATGAAGACGAGATGCTTGGCAACGACCCAAACCGCCCAGCTCAGGAAGCCAAGAGAATCACCCTGGAGGCCCAACTAGCCAAGCAAACGGAGTTAATGGACGCGGAGCCGGAACCACAGCCCGAAGCCCCGCAAGAGCCACCAGCGGACCCAGAAACCTATGAGGACTTTCGTGCCCTAATCTCCACAGCGGAGACTATCCACCAGGCGAAAGCTTACGAAGCCGACGCATTGAACGTGCTAACCGCAGCCGATGAACGATCCGACATCGAGGACGACTGCAATTATCGGGTCAAAGAGTTGGATGGGGAAGTTGTGGAATAAGTAACTAACCGAAAGGAGCTGGGTGATGGCAATGACACCAGAAGAGAAAACCAAACGGAAGGAATGGCCTGGGCTAGAACCTGTCGTAACCTTCTCCATCGGAGGCAAGCCACAAGAGCAGAAGCGACACCGGCACAGGGTTATCCAGTCGAAGGGAAAGAAGCCTTTTGCGTCAACGTATGATCCGTGTGCGAAAGAAAAGAAGTCATTCTCCACACTTGCGGCACAGTTCGCACCGGCGGCACCGATACAAGGTCCAGTCGGCTTGTTACTCTACTGCTACATGCCATACGCAAATACGCATATGGGCACAGGACGAAACGCAAAGAAGCCGAAACCGTCAGCACCAGAATATCACACAAAGACGCCTGACGTTGACAACCTTGCAAAGTTTGTAATGGACGCATTGACTGGACTATTCTGGAAAGACGACAGCCAGATCATTTCATTAACGGTTGTCAAGACGTATTCAACTGATCCGAAAACGGTGGTTATAGTTATGGCAGAAGAGAAGATTATAGGGGGTGCGTAATGCAATATGCAACGAGCCAGCAAATTGACAACGTAATTTCGGAGGTATTAGAAAGGCATCCGAATTGCGTTCTATCGCAAAGGACAATGCTTGCCTGTAGGCTTGCAGATGAGCGAATCAAAACTCGCATTTTAATTAAGGGGCTGACCGAGATTGTCGAAGGCGAGTTTGTCTCGATCTCACACGTCAAATCGGCGGCATCGTCCGCACTAATCGCAGGAGGTTGTTATGAGTGAAACTATTCGTTGCCCATATTGCGACAGCCACAGAATCCAGCACCCGCGAAGCGTCAGCAGTGCGAGACTGCGGTATTACGTCTGCTTGACTTGCGGAGATGACTTCGTGCGTGAATTGCCATACGATAGCGACATGACAGGATACGAGTGCGAACGCGAAGAAGATGGGGGTGCGTGATGAAAAAGCACCACTACACAACAGACATAGACGCAGAGCACGCAGGGCACTTGTTTGGCGTCTCGGTTCACGTAACCTATTCGATACAGCAATACGAGCAGGACTGCACAAGAGAGCATCCTGGGCAGCTTGTCGATGAGGTGGAGGTAGAGCTATGCGAGCCGTTCTTAATCTCGTCGGCAGAGAAGTGCTACAGCCGTTCGCGGTTCGTGGAGTTCGCTCATGATTACAAAGCTACGGTGGATGACGCGTTTGCCGATGAGCTAGACGAACTGCGGAGCGATTGCGAAGAAGGGAAACTACGGGATACTTTAATTGAAAGGGCAAGGGGATGATAACAGGAGGTGCTATGGATTA